GGAAAGATAATGGAAAATGGATCGAGGGATATTATCAGAAAAGATATGACCTTTTAGGCAATGAAGAACATTTAATCTTCCACGCTGATAGTTATAATGTGTGGGAATATGCGGAAATCGACCCAGAAACCGTCTGCCAGTTCACGGGGCTTTGTGACAAGAACGGTAAGAAGATTTGGGAAAATGACATTTTACGATTCACACAGCAGGATGAAACTAAAATTGGTGTTATTAAATATAACGCACCGATTTTTACATATTTTGGATTAATGAGATGGAGTCTATACAAAGATGAAGTTATTGGAAATATTTTTGACAATCCAGAATTATTACAGGAGGAATCAGATGAGTAAATGGTATGTAAGTGTTGGTGTGAGCTTATCAATTGATTATGACGATATTGAAGCTGATACAAAAGAAAAAGCCGAGGAAATAGCAAAAAGTAAAGCATTGGAAGACATTAATTGTAACAATTGTGATTGCGATACTGGCTATCCAATAGTGTATTGTTGTCTTGAGGAGGAATCAGATGAGTAAAGGCAAGGACATTTCAACCATGTTTACGAAAGAAGAAAATAAAAAGAATGGAAGACTTGGATATGGACTGGCTACCAGAGAGAAGAAAGATGTTATCAGTCCTGCACAGTACGGAGCATTTTTGCAGAAAAGAGGTAGGAGAAAATGAGT